AGAGTAAATATGAAATATATCTCAAAGCCCCTATAATCTGGATATTGAGCCATAACAATTTTATGATCCTTGTTGTTATAATTATAATTAAATGTTGTTTTTTGCTTTTTTTCTTCAATAATAGTCAATGCTCCATCCATTTTTTTCATAATCACTTCATTAATTTTACTATGAAAATCTTCGTCAAAATCATCCAATTCGCCTACACGCATTAATAAAGCCTTATTTTCCATAAAGCCAGCTTTATTAATTCGCGCAAACTTGTCAAAACTGTTATCTACCAATGACTTAATAAGATTCACAATAAAATCATAATCAAACTCTTCTTCTTCGGGATTGTATTCGTCGTAATCACTTTCGCTCATTTTGATAATTTTTATTTTAAATGATTTAAATCATTTTTTTATTATTTTATTTTAATTTTTATACAAAAAAATGATTGATTATATAATTATAATTTTTATACAATGAACGATTTAGTAGAATTGATGTCTAATATAAATATTAATCAAACCATTAATATTGGTGATGTCTTATATATTTATAAATATGATAATTATTTTTATATTATAGATAAAAATGATTATTGTGATGACATAGAATATAAAACAATTGTTTTAGGTGGTTTAATAAATCCTTTAATTATTGTAAAATCTAATATAACAGAATTTAGAAAAATAAGTTTTACAAATGAAGGCATAAATGAAGTCATAAAGCGAATTGATAATGAATTAACGGATATAGATATTATTTTAATTGATAGTTGGGATACTATTTTTAATATATAAAAAAATGATTTATTTTTATTAATTAATTAATAAAAAATGGATTCTTCTAATGATAAAATTATTTCAAATATGATTAAAACAATCAATTCTTTATTTAAATATGACCCATTTGATGAAAGTGATGATGAAGAAAATAAAAATTGTATAGCTACGCGTTATTATGATATATATTTTATAGATTTACAAAATATTAATTTAGATACAATTAATGATAGTATTATTAAAAAACTCAATGCTTCTGTTATTTCTAAAATTGATAATATTATTGTATTTGAATATTTAAATTATAATATTAGCATGGAAATAAAAAAAAGTTATGATAATGACAACGATTTATTTTATAAAGTTATGCTTTTACATAAATCAAATTGATTTGTTTTTAAACTAATTATATCAAAAAATGATTTTTTGTATTTATAATTATAAATTGTCCAATAAAATGGGAGGTGGTTCGAGTTATTACGAAACAACACGTATCGAGAAACAAGAAGCATTTGTCAGGAATAATGTTCAACAATTTAAAGAGGCTCTCAACAGCCAACGGAGAGGCAACATATATGTTGAACCTTATTCAAATAGACAAGTGGAGGGCAAATTGCGCCAGCTTTATCACAATTCAGACACATTAAGAGAAAACAAATGCTCTTATGTGAATGATTATGAATGGGCAAACGCAAAAAAAACATTAAACTATTAAAATAGTTTTTGGTTTTATATTAACCTTAATAATATGTTTTGTTTTTATAGTAATTGTATGAAAAAATGATTTATAATTATAAATAGTTTAATAAAAATGGGCTGTGGTTCAAGTTATCAAAAATCAAATTATGTTGAAAAAAAACAGTCATATGATAATAGACAACCAAGAAAAAATAATTATATTAAAACTAAATCAGTAAAAACTAAATATATTTATGAGAATGATTATGTTTGGGATAAAGCAAAAGTTGTAGGGAGAAATGAATGAGATTTTTTATTGTAAAATAGTAAATATATTGCCAACTTTTTGTTTTTCATAAATATCATTAAAATTAGCTTTATCTTTTTTATAATTTGTAAAAGGTTCTATATTGCTTGTTAATGTATTAAAATATTTTTGTAATTCAATAACATTTATATTATTTGTATTAGTAGTTATACTTGGAATTACATTAGATGTAATATTAGTATTAGTTATATTAGAAGAGATAATATTATTTAATTCAGTTTTTAATGTATTATAATTAATATCTTTGTCTGTCATTATTGATAATTTTATATCACCTCTTGTTGATTTAATTTTATCTTCGGCAAGTAATTTTAATTCTATAAGATTATAATATTTATCAAAAATTTCTAAAATAATTGTTTTAGTTAAATTTTTTGTTGATAATATATCTGCTTCAAATTTTTTAAAGTTTATTGATTTTATGAATACTATAAATAAAAATATATTACTTCGCAAATGAATATAACAATCTATTAATGGTGTTATTAGACGTTCGTCTGGTTCTTTATTATAAGTATCTATATATATATCTACTATTTTTTTAGTAAGATTATTACGAGCAATAATTTTTTCAATATCATTAATTGCGAGATTATCTTGTATTTTTATTAATCTATCGTATTCATAAGAATTGTATAATTCTTCATTTAATTCATCTTTTGTTAAATATATTTTATTTTGTAATTCTTCACTATTTGGAGAACGATTAAGAACTTTTTTATAAACATCTATAACTTCATATTCGGTGCTTTTTTTTACGAGATATTCATTATATGGAACTAATGATAATGGAATTAAATCTTCGATAGTATTTTGATTATATGAACCTTGAAAATCTTCACTAAAATAAATATTATTATTAAATATAATAATTATAAATATAATTATTATTAATATAACAATTATTGGCAATATTATTTTCATTCTACTTTTAAATAATTATAATTATTCTATATAGATTACTTTATATATATGAAAAAAAACGATTATGAAATGTATATTGATGATTGTTTTAAAATAAGTCCTGAATTAAGATTTATATACGGTAAAAGAGATAAAGAAACATTATCACATATTACAAATAATTTAAGTGAAGATTATATAAATCAAGAAAAAAATATAATTGAAAAATATAAAAATACAAAAGATATTGAATTAAAACATGAAATAGATGAACTTAATTATTCAATAACAAATCGTTTATATTTATTATTATTTTCATCTTACAATAATATAATTATTAATTATTTATTATGATGAAAAATATATTTATCCCAAAAATGAAATTTATAAAAAATCTCGTCAAAATGATTTTAATGTATATATTCAAAACATAATAACAACAGCGAAAGAAGGATTAAAAATTAATATTACTTATCCAAAAGTTATTATTAAAAAGTTTTTATTACAAATTAAATCTTATCCTAAATATTCTTATTTATATAATTTTATTAATAAGCATTATTATCCTCATTGTAGAATAGAACCAGGTTTATGTTATATAAAAAATGGTAAAGATATTTATAAATCAATAATTAAAAACAATATTGGATATTTAGATATATCACCAGAAGAAATACATAAATTAGGTTTAAGTTTAATTAAATCTAAACTTAAACCAAGTGAAACATATAAATCAAAAAAAGAATTTATAAATGATTGTCATAAATATGCCAATTATATTTATGATAATATAATAGATAAATATTTTAATTATAAATTAACAAAACGATTTGTAATAAAAGAAGTAAATAAATGTCTTGAAAAAAATTCTCCATTAGCATATTACAACGAAGTTGAAAAAAGTATTTTTATAAATACTTCTTATTATTATGAAATCGAAAAAAAAAATCTATATTCATTAATTATGCATGAATGTATGCATTATTATCATTTTGAATATTTACATCATTATAAAATTCCTAAATATAAAATATTTGACTATTCAAATACTGCGTTAATTGAAGGATTCGCCCATTATATGGAGATTTATTGTGAAGATTATGACGATGATAATAATCCTTATTCATTATTGCGTAAAATAAGATTAGTTGCCGATACAGGTATTAATTATTATGGATGGACTTTTAAACAAACATTAGATTATTTAAATAAATATTTTCCAAAACAAAAACAAGATAATATTAATGAAGTAGAAAGATATATATGTCTACCAGGTCAAGCATTAAGTTATTTAATAGGTAAATTACATATTATTAAGCTCAAAGAACATTTTTTAACAAAAGGTGGTAATATTAAAGATTTTCATCATAAATTATTAATAGAAGGACACGCATCTTTCATAACAATTAATAAACAGTTTAATTTCTAATTTATTATTAGTATTATATAATAAAAATGAGTAAAAATAATTTTATAGCAATATATGAAAATAAACCACAAATAAATTGGTTTGTTGTTATGTTAATGTCTTTATATAGTCAATATACAAAAGAATTAATAATTAAAAAAAGCAATGAAAATATAATTAATACCTTATTAACTAAATATTATCATAATAATGATTTATCAAAAACCTTTTATAGTATTATAAGTCATGAAATATTATTATTATATTTATTAAGAGAAACGGGTTATAATAATATACGTGATTATATGATAAATAATAAAACATTAAATATACCAATTAATTTTATCAGTCATATTCATAAATATTTAAAATTAAATTGTTTAAGAATATTTAATATTCATAATACAGATAATTATTATAATATAAATCATAATTATAATTATACTATAAATGAAAATAATCAATTATCATTTGAATTAACAAAAAATTTAGATTTAGTAAATAGTTCAAAAACTGATATTCCTGATATTATTATGATACAAAAAGATGATGATAATAGCGATGAAGCAATTTTTATTAAAAATACAATTATTAATTCATCATATGAAAAGGTATTTAATGTTGATAATAATATAAAATCTTTAAATAATATTATTACATATAATAACAAAGATTATAAATTAGATTCGTGTATTATATCTTCCAAAGATAATAATGAATATAAGATATTATTTCATTATAATAACAAACAATATTCATATAGTCCTAATAAAGAAATAAAAGAGGTTAAATGGACTAAAAATAATGATTCTTCTTCGAGTAGTAATGATTTAAAAAAAATAAAATCTAATTTAATTGCTATTTATATATTATTATAATTTTAATTTCTTTCATATACAATTAAATAAGCATTACTACTATTAAGTTTATTTTTAATATCTTCTTCTTTATATTTAATTATTTCATTATCATTAAATAAATGATAATTTCCATCTTTAATATTACATAAAGCTGTATAATGACCACCATTTATACCACCATTATGTATTCCCAATGCTTGTAATTTATATTTATTTTCTTCATCATTATTAAAAATTATATCATCATTTATAAATACTTCTGTATTATTTTTATTATTTACATCTTTGAATCTATTTAAACATATAAATAATATTTTTGGTAATTTCCAAATTTTACAAGTTTTAATATAATTTTGTTTTTTATTACATTTATCGCATTTCCAATCATCTTTTTCTCTATATTCATCTTTCATATAATTAGCAATTAATTGAGCTATATTATTATTGGGTTGAATATCTAATGTAATACTAATAAATGGTTCAAAAGAATAAGTTTTATTATTACAATGACAACATTGAATTATATTTATAAACGATCCTTGAACATTTTTCATTAATTCACTTTCTTTAAAATTATTATAATTTGCTATTTTATAATTATGTTCATCGTGAATATTTAATATAGTTTTATTAAATATTGATTTATCAATATGAATACTTATTTCTTCATTAATTTTTTCATATAAATAAAACCATAATTCATTTATATCTATTTCTTCATATTTATTAAAAATACCTTTAAACGTTTTATAAAAATAATTAATAAATTTTACAGGATTTAATGATTTTTTTTGAATATATAATAAATCTATTATTTCTTTAATTTCAGCAGTAAATGTATCCGTTGGTACATTAGCATTTAAAATAATAGTTCGTATTATATCATTTCGACTAATAATTTGTATTAAGCTATTAATAGCACAAGTTCCACCTAAATTATTAATACCTTCCATTTTAATTTACTTAAATTAATTTTAAAATCATTTTTTATATATAAAAAATGATATTTGATTATTAAAAATAATTAAATGGTTTATTCTATTATTTTAACTTGTAGTATTTTATCAGGTCATACCTCATATAATAAAAATATATTATTAATGAATTATATGGATAATATAAATAATATACCTTTTAAAGAATTACAAGAAAATAAAAAAGAAGAAAATAATAAAAAAGAAATTAAAAAAGAATATAATAAAATTAATTTTAATGATAGAAAAAACTATTTTATTAAACATATTATGATAAATCGTAAATTAAAATTATTTCATTATTAATAAAAGATGAATTGTTTTAATATTGCTTTTATCCCTGATTATATAAATAATTGTGTTTTTAATTCAATTTTAATGGCATCATTATATAGCACTTATTCACAACAAATTTTATTTGAAAAATCTAATGAATGGGAAGAAACTGATGAACTTTTAATGATATTTAAACAAATTTTGTTTAATTATGATAAAGATGAAAAAACAATTAAAAAATATTTAAATTTAATAAATCCAAATAAATTATTACAATTATTACCCAATGTTAATAGTAGTGAAGAATTAATATGGCATCAAGATTATTTAGCTAATTTTTATAAATTATTAAAAGTAAATATATTAATTATTATTTATGACGCAAGAAGAAATAATTTTTTATTTGAAAATGAATTATTTAATGATAAAAAAAATCCTGATATAATTATTTTGTATCATTCAACTTATAATTCTAAATCACAGTATTTCATTTCTAAAAATATAAATAAAATGGATGCCAAAGATATTAATCAATCTGGATTAAATACAATCGAAAATGTCATAACATTAAATGATGTTAAATATAAATTAGATAGTTGTCTAATAGAAAATGAATATTCTACTGTTGGTATAAATTGTAATGATAAAAAAATTGTTTATAATTGTTGGAATAGTGGCAAATTAGAAGATAATTTAACAGAATTTAATTGGGATATTAAAACTATACCTAATAATTTTTGTTTAAGTGATGGAAAAGAAAAATGTTTTTCTTTTAACGAAGAAGCAAAAATATTTGTTTATGCCAAAAATAATGATATTAGTAATAGTACGCCACAAATAGAATCAACATCTATTATTAGTAGTTCTTATAATAAAGATGAAATAATAAAAAATGCAAAATCAATATCAAAAGATGATATATTACTTAAATTATTAGAAATAATACAAGATAAATCATTAAATAAAGAAAAAGAATTAAAATCAAAAAGAAAAAACGAATTAATTATATTACTTATTGATGAATTACAGAAAAAATAATTATTTATATCTATATCTATCATATGATAATTCGGTATTTAAATTATTTTCTTGAATATCACTATCAAATGTTGTCGATTGTTCATAATAATTAAAAGTTTTATTATGAACATATATATTTAAATTAAAATCTAATGCTAATTCTGATAAATAACTATCTATTTGTTGAACTATTGGAAAAAATGTATTTGTATTAAATATCTTTTTAATCGCTTTTATATTTATTATATAAGCATTTGTTAAAAAAAATCTTTTTACTTTAAATAAATTATTATTTATTTTTTTTTTCAAATAACATAAATCTGGATTACTTAATATATAAATATCCCAATTTAATGGCAATAACGATAATCTATAATTAATTTCATTTAAAGTTATATTTGTTATAATGCTATCATCTTCAAATATTAAAAATATTTTATTTTTGTCATAATTATCAATTAATGATTTCCAAATATTATAATGACTTAAATAACAACCAATTGAACCTTCATGAGTTAATTCATAATGATATTTGCGAGGAGTTTTTATTACATCTAATGTATAATTATTTATAATATTATCTTTTAATAATTGTTCTAAATTTAAATTATTACCATCAACGGCATCTATAATAGTTATTGGTAATTCTAAATTATAATATTTTTTAAAAAAATCTAATCTATCTTTTCGTCTTTTTAAATTAATTAAAAAAATTTTAGCAATTTTATTTTTATATTTATTATAATCATAACTATATATATTTACAATATATCCTATAATACAAAGAATTATAATCAAAATTATAATTATCATTATTTAAATAAAAAAATTTATTTTATTTTATTTAAATAAAATTTATTTAAATCATATAAATATTGACTAATATAAAATCCTAATCCAATTCTCATTAATGAATATGAAATACCTAATTGACTAATTTTAAAATTTTTAATAATTGACATAATAGATTCATTTGAAGCATATTTTTTATTTTTAATTAAATTAATTGGTGATACAACAATTAAAGCACCACAAATTACAGCAACATTATTTATATGATTATCTTTTTTCTTAAATGATAAATAAATATAATTAAATAAGAAATCACGAAGTAATAATGGTGCTATACCTATTGCCAATCCTCTGTATCCATATTTTTTAATAATTATTTTTGCTCCATTTTTTGTTGAACAATTATTATACCAACTATTAAATTTTATTAATTGTAATGGATTTGTTATACTACATAATATAGATGTCATTAAAGCAGTTTCAATTTTATTATTTGATATTGTTGAATAATGGTCTATATATGAGAAATAAAGTCCAGATGTTATAAGACGAGTAATAATTGTATAAGATGTTCCTTTATATAAATCACGCCAATTTTCTTTATTAAATAATTTATTATTTTTTGTTGTAGATAGATAAATTGCCTTATCAATTGGATTAAATATAATTGCTGACATTATACCTGTTGATAGTCCTGAAACAACTTCGATATTTGTCATTTTTGATACAAAAATTATTATTTAAATAAAAATCATTTTTTTAACATTTCCATTTGTGACCACAACAAATACAATTGAAATATTGTGTAATAGCTTCATCACCACTACGTGTTTGTAATTCATAATATGTAACTTTATTATTTTTACATTTACCACATTTAATAGCATCTGTCATAGATACTTGTTTAAACTCATAAGCACCTTTAATTTTTCTATTATGTTTTTCGCTAATTTCTTTCCAAATATCGGGAAACATTTCTTCACTATTCATATATGGTATTTTATGTGGTAAAATTTCTCTATTTTTTAATTGTTTTATTAAATTTTGATTTTTAATATAACAATCTTTATTTAAATTTGAATAAATACTTATTGCTATATTTAAATAAGTTTCAGCAAACAAATCATATGACCAAGAAACACTTATATTTAAAGAATTTGCGTAATCAATAGAAGCATTAAATATACCTATTTCAAGGTCTTTTGCTTCAATTTCAGATAATTCTAAATCTTTTTTAAATAAATCAACAAGTTTATTACGAACTTCATGATTATTATTAATATTAGTAGTCATATAAATAATATTAATAAATATTAATCAATTTTTATTTATATAAAAAATATTTGAATTTATAAAAAATAATGAATGCTCGTATTTATATAAATAACGATCATAATAATACTAATAATAATTACTTAAATGCTCGTATTTATAATAAGGAGATAAAAGACATTAAATATAGTTTCAATAATCCTAAAATATATTTAAAAAAATAAAAAAAATGATTTATTATTTATATAAAGATTTAATTATAAATAATAAACAAGCACAATGTCTTCTACACCTATTCTCCCTAAAAATATCAATGTTTCAAATCTTCGTTATTCAGAGGTAAAAACTCTATCATCAGGTGCTAAATCTGTATATATTAATTATGGTTCTGGAAAACTTCGTATTCAATCGCCTGTTATGTATCTACCTTATGGTGTAAATGAAGGAGGTTTTGAGGACAAAAATGCAAAAGTTGATCCAAAGAAGATTGAAAAGAAAGATAAGAAATATGATATTACTATGTCATTTAAGGGTCATGAAGAAAATCCAAAAATTGAAGCATTTTTAACTAAATTGCGCGAAATTGAAACAAAAATTATTGATGATGCGTTTGACAATAGAACCCCCTGGTTTAAGGATGACTTTGACAATAATAAATCTTTCGTTGCTCGTCTATTTTCACCAATTGTTAAAATTGATAAGGATAAAGAAACTGGTAAAGTTGTTGGAAAATATCCTCCTACAATTCGTTTTAAAATCCCTTATGATAATGAAAATGATAGATTTAATTTTAATAGTTACAACATGAGTAATGAAATCATTAATCTTGCTGATATCATTAGTAAGCTTAAAGGTGGAAAAGCTCAATTAATTGTCGAACTTAATAGTATCTGGTTTGCTGGTGGTAAGTTTGGTTGTACATGGAAGCTTATTACAGGTAAATTTCAACGTTCTGTAAATAATGATATTACATTTATTGATGATAGTGATACTGAAAAAGTCAAAGAAGATGAGGAGGATGAAGAAGATGAATCAACAGTAAAAGAAATTGCGGATGTTCTAAATGAAACAAGAATTGATAATAGTGATGATGAATATGTAGAACAAACAGACGATAAAAAAGACGATTCAACAAATGTACAAACAACTGTTGAGAAAAAGAAAGGTCGTGGAGCTAAAAAATAAATAAAATAATAGCAATAATAAAAGCCATTATAAGTTTATCTAAAAAAGAACCTTCATTATTTTGTTCTTCATTGAATGAAATAGTTGATGATAATATTAAATGTAATATTTGAAAAGATGTTTTTGTTGATAATAATAAATATAAACAAAAACCAATTATAGCTGTTCTAATTTTCAATTTATATTGAAAATCTTTTTTTATTTCTTTTTTTTCGTTAATAATATCCATTATTAATTCTCTATTATATTTATTAAATAAATAATATCAATGTTATTTATTATTCTATGATAATTTGATGTATTCATAACAATTGGTGTTTCAATATCTGACATCCATTCTGGTAGATTATTATAAAAATCGTTACTATAAATACTTAATGCTTTCATAAAATTACAACATAATAAAAAATTAGAATTGCCATTTTCAAATAATTTAATTATTTCTCTTGCAAAATCAAAAAATATTGAATTTTCATTTATATCAGTAAAATAATCATTATTTTCATTATTAATTGTAATAATTTTATATAATCTTATTATATTTTTTATTTGTTTTGATGTAAGTTTTAAAAACCAATCTGTATTATTATAAAATCCTATTTTTTCTAATGATTGTGAAACATCTATATATGCCTGAACTACTGTATTCCATTTATATTTTTCATTATTTTCATTAACTAATTTAAAATAATTAATGAAAATATTTAAATTTCTTATTATATTATCTTCAAAAGGTTTTTTTGTATATGGATTCCAATTATTACCTTTTGTTATAATAAAATATTGTAATTCTAATGCTTTAAAACAATAATAATTATTACCATCATTATAAATAAATCTTTCTTTCATATCAATTTCATTAATATTATCAAAAGTAAATGGATCTTCTTGATTATTTATTATTATATCATCTCTATATATATGATTCTTAATTATATATCGTTGTATTTTACGTTTAATTATTCCAATTTTTAATTTATTTTTTTCATCACATTCTATTTCATATGTATTTTTATTAAGTTCATATATTTTATCATACATTTCATTTATATTATCAGTTATATCCAATAAATATGAATACATATAAAATATTGAACTTTTTTTAATATAAATTGATTTTAAAACTTTTTTAAAAATTAATTCTTTTACATAAATATTATTGTTATTATATATGTATTTATAAATATTATAAATATCATTGCTTGTAAGTATATTTTTGTTTTCTGTTGCCTTATTTATGATTTCATAAATAATATTTCTATTATTTAAATGTAAATTACAATATTTTTCTTTTGCTCTAAAACAACAATTTCTACCTGTATTTATATTTCTATAAATACAAGTATTATAATTTAACATTATTTATAGTTATATAATATAATGTTTATATTTCTTCGGGTATTAAAATACCAGCATTTTTATAACTATGATAATTATACATCTTACCATTTAATTCTACATATTTAATACCCTTCTTAATTACTACTCGTCCTTTTCCTTTTTTAGCAACTTGATATCTTTTATGTTTCATTATTTTATAATCATCTTTTATATCAGCTGTATATGAAATATCATTCTTATTTATTCCAATAGCCCACGAATAACATTTATAATCATTTTGTAATGGTTTATTTTGTGTTGCGTTTATTATACAATCAAAAGAACTTATTTTAAGCATTTTTAAAAATTTATTCACTATTGCCATTTTCTTATTTGCCATTATTGATATATGTTCGTCTGTTGTTATACCTTTATCTAATGTCGCTATTGAATAATCTTTTTCTATCTGTTTTTGTGTAAATTTCATTAAATATCTATATACAGCAACATTTCTATCTTCTAATGGTAATGTTTCATGAGAACATGAACGTATAGCTCTACCTATTACTTGTTCTATACGTATATTATTCCAGTATGGTTCAGTTATTAAAACTCTTCTTACATTTTTTAATGATATACCTTCTGCCCCGCTTGCTGTTATACAAAATATCTTAACTAATTTTCCATATCTTTGGTCTATTTGTGATGGTATATCATTTAATATTTCTTTTGGCAAACTCTTAAAATCACCATTAAATATATTCATTAAATATTTCGTCTTATCCTTATCTTGATTGAATATTACATATCGTTTATTATCATATTTACTATCAAAAATATTATCATCACTTAAATAATACTTTCCATCAACTTTCTTTAAATCAATTTCCTTAAATCCATTTCTACTTAAAAAATCACTAAATAATCCTAAACCTTCGACAGTTCTAAATTGAGAATAAACCAAAACAGAACCAGGTGATGTATTTATATCATCTAACATATAAGCAAATTTGGGACTCAATTCGTTTTTAACTGTTTCATAATTAAGATTATCACCATCTATTAATTTTTGAATTGCTTTTTTTAATTGTATATCATATAAATCTATTGCTTTTTGTGTTACTTTTTTATCATCAGATTTTGTTGATGTATTACTTGATGTTTCTTCTTCATCTATCTCTTTTTTAATTGCTCTTTTAACATCATTTGGATATAAACGCTCTATATCTTCTGGAAAACTAAAATTACAAACCATGCGACTAAATGCTCGATATACCGATGTTTTATCGTCAAACACGCCTTTTTGAGCATTTTCCATTTTTCTTTCAATTGTTCGAACATCTAAATATTTTTTAAATTGATTATCTGGCATATTTAAATATCTTGTTACGTCAGGTAATCGTTTTGGAAATAATTCACTACCACTTATACTATAATAACTCACTGTTCCTAATATTCGTCTTAAAAATAAATCTTCATTTTTAATTTTTGGATTTTCTTCATCTGTTATATCTATAAAATTACCATTAAATTCGTCTTTATTATTTGGCAAAGCACTATATATTTTAGTATCGTATTTTGGTAAAATCTTGATATCATTAATTTCATTAATAGCATTTATTATATTATTTATTATTTCATCTATTGACATTTTCCAAATATTTTTAATTATTAAACTATCTTTTGTTTTTGTATAATCTTTTGGTATTAATGTTAATGATATCTTTTTATTTTCATTATCTATATTATATTCATCTATTACATTCATTAAATTTGTTTTTTTCATTTTTTCAATAAAATCTTCTGTTGTTAAAAATTTTGATGTTTTAGAATATGACAATTCATACACATTCATATATCCTCTTATTAAATTAATAATAGTTGCTATTTCAAAAGGATTATTAATTACTGGTGTTCCTGATAATAATATTACTTTACAATCGACAGCATTCATTATTTTTGTATAAATATCACGTGTTAATTTACTTCCATTTACAATTCGACTGGCAAAATTATGAACTTCGTCAATTATTATAAATGAATTATCAAATGGTGATGTTCCTAATTCTTTTATTAATTTTGCCGACAATCCATTATAACTAATAAATGTATATCTGTTTCTTATAATATGACTTATCATTGTATTTATTGCGTTTTTATCTTCTTCATTTGGATTTGTTTTAATTATAGATGAGTTTGGTATGTCATTTTCATATAATGGTATCCATACAAGTCCATCTTTTTTTATTATTGATGTATTTATTGCATATTTTGTTAATAATATTTCTTTTACTTTTGGATTTGTTTTTGTTACTTTTACCAATCTCCAATCTTTTTTTAAATTTAATCCAATAGAACTTATTTTATATATTTCATTTTCATAATTCACTGCTAATGATGCTGGACTTAAAACAAACATCTTCTTTTTATTTATATAACCTTCGGCAGCAGCAATTGAAGCACCTGATTTACCTGCTCCTAATTCATGATATAATAATGCTCCCTTATATGGACTATCAACTTGCATATAATCTTTAATCAATCTTTGTTGTGGATATAAACTAACTTGTGTTTCAGTTATATCACATACTTCATCATTACATTTACAAGATAATTTGCCTGTTTTTGTTTGAAAATATTTTTCTGGTTTAAATGTTTTTAATATCTTTTCATTATAACCTATTCTATTAGATAATAACCAATCTAATTTTTTTGAAACACTATCAGTAGGATTAAGCCAACTTAAATCTTTATTTGCTGGTTGTTTTTTTACTTCTACGTTATTATTTAAAATATTAAATAATTCTATACCATTTTCTAAAAATGTGTTAGCATCTACATTTGACGAATCTATTATTTCTATTTCTAATTCATAATCTTCTATTCCATTTGTAATAACTATTGTAAAATCATATCTATAAATTTTATCATTTGATAAAAAAGAATATCTATTTTTTTGTCTTAATAATTTCGTTGGTTTATTCGATGATTTCATAGCACCTATTATAATTTTTTCATCTGTAACAAGTTTTTCTTCTTTCATATTTACCTTTAAATTATATTCATCAATTATAAGCGGTTTGTAACCTTTTATCGTTTGTTTTGTTAAAACCTCTTTTATTAATTCTCGTTTTACTTCATTTGTTTTTAAATAACTATTTATGTTTGCGTCTCCTTCAATAGTTATTCTATAATTATTTTTTGTATAAACAAAATTAATATCTAACGTTTTTGTATTTTTTGATTCTAATTTCTTTTTTTTATAATATTCTATTATTTTATCAAAATCTGTTTTTGTTATTTTTTTATTATATTTCATCTCCAATTCATAATCATTAGCACTTTTGAAATCACTAATGATTTTTTCAAGTGCTTTTATATCCATAATTACGTTCTTAATAATAATATTATAAATTATTTAAGAAATTATTGTTATTATTATTAGTATTGTAATTTTTATTTTTAATGTTTTTAACTATTATTATTGATAATAGAGAAACATCATTATATTCAACTATTATTGAAAGAGATTTAGATATATATAAAGATAAAATAATAATTGAAAAAAAACAATTAGATATTGGTGATATTCATATTATATTTAATGATAATATTTATATATATGAACGCAAAACTGTAAATGATTTAATTGCGTCTATTAAAGATGGTAGATATAAAGAACAAAAAGCACGTTTAAAAGCATCTAACGCAACTACATTAAATTATATCATAGAAGGTGATTCGCTAACTTCTATTAAAAATCAAAAAAATCAAAAAATATTAACGAGTTCATATTATCATTCTATTTATAGAGATAATATTAATCTTTTTTTTACTTCTAATGTAAATGATACTGTAACATTTTTATTATTATTGGCAACTAAAATCATTGATAAACCAGATAATTTTAATCATAAAAATAATGAAGATGATAATGATTATATTGATATTTGTAAAATAAAAACACAAAAAAATAAAAATATTACAAAAGATGTTTGTTATTTATTACAATTATCACAAATTCCAGGTATATCAAAAGAAATAGCTCAAAATATTAGTCTTGTTTATCCTAATTTATTTTCTTTATTAACTGCTTTAAATAATTCTAATAATAAAATTGAACTTTTGATGAATATTAAATTAATTGGTAAAACAAAAGCTAATACAATTATTGATTATCTATTATAATAATTTCCATTGTTGTTTATAATAACTTAAACTACCTTTTAATGGTTCTTTTGGATAATGCGTATAATAAATAAATAACGCACTTACTATTAATAATCCTCCTACTATCATTTTTATAAATTATTGCTATTATTCTTAAATATTTTTCTTTGTTTTCGGTTGTTTATAACAACAATCTTCGCCATGTTTATTTTTCTTTATTATATAACCTTCTATTAAACATTTATTATTTTCTGGACGACGTTTTTTAGGACAAGATGAATTTACTTTTACTCGTTTCTCTTTTACATATTTATCTAAACTTAATTTTTCTTTGCTTACTGAAATTATAGATGATTTTGATTTGCTTTTTGGTATCATATCTTTTGTCCATAAATAATAATCAATAGAAACTTTCGCTAATAATTTTTCTATTATTGTTATTATTTTCTTTTTTGTTACCATTATATTATAATAAATATTTTGGTCACATGTTTGTAGTGTTAATGGATTTTTCTTTCTTGGCACTAATATATAATTATGTATTATTACCTTTCTTTTTAATTTTGAATTATTAGCTGGTATATCTTCGTGTGATTTATAACGAATACAGCGACCTTCTACTTGTTCTTTTGCCGATGAGTTCCAAACGGGGTCTATTTGATGTAAATGTTGTACATGTTTAAAAGAAACGCCTTCTTTAATAGAAGGAGAACCCAAAATAACTTTTATTAAACTACCATCCATATTATCTTTTGAGTTTAATACATTCTTTACTTTTATTTTATTATCATCATTCAATGAAGCATCCCATAATACAAAAGTTTTATTTTTAACTATTCCCGTTTTTATATAATTACTCCATCCATTTTTTTCTAAATATAAACCAATTAATTCTAAACAATATTGAATAAAATTAGAATATATTAAATGTTTTCCTGATAGTTTTAATAAATCAAATAATTTTTTTAATTTTGGAGCATATTCCTTTAAATTAGAAAATATTTTATTGGCTTTACTTTTATCATATACAGAAATTGATAATTGACGTTCTGATATACAAAACATTGTTGATAATTCTTTATTTTCATTTTCATCTTCTAATACTGATATTATTTTATCTTGTGTTTTACTCATTTCTATTTCTATATTATCAATTTCAGTTGAAGGAAAAGCACTTCTATCTTTTATTTTATAAAAACTTATTTTTCCTTTTAATAAATTTATATATGTTTTTATATTTTTAGCATCACGTTTTATAGTTTTATCATCAATATCTGGACGCAAGTTTAATAACATTTCTATAAATTGACCATAATTATCAAAAATTGGTGTTGCTGTTAATAAAAATAATTTTGAACTTTTATGAGCAAGTTTCGTTAATAAACGCATTATTACTCCATTTATTGTTGTTGTTTTTTTAGGTATTTGATTATTTTCTATTATAGTTCTTAATTTATCTGGATTAATTTTTGATGTAATTAAATTATGAACTTCGTCAATTATTATTACTTTATCTCGTGTTAAATCATCAATTGTCTTTTTAATGTTTTTAGAATCTAATAATTTTTTTCTAAAACTTTCATATGATACTATTTGATAATTTTCTTCTATTTTTAATAAAAAGTTTTTTTTAATTAATTCTTTTTCTTTTTTTGTTATTTTATCATTATTATACTTTTCATATAAATCTTTTGTTATATATTTATTTAATCCACAACTTTCTGACAATAATTCATCTATAAAATTTGTTTTTAAACGTGCTGGTAATATAACTAATGTTTTCATTTTTGGATTTTTTGTCATTATCATTTCAGCAATAGTAATAGAAGTACATGTTTTACCTGTTCCTATTCCATGAAATAAAAGCATTCTATCAATATTATCGTAATTATCATTAATGTATTTTGATAAAAAAACTTGCTGTTTTAATAATTTTCCCTTTTCTTCTTTAAAATCCTTAAATGATTTATATTTTTTATAAATATTAGTTCTAATATTATTCATATCTATTATAATAATATTTAAAAAAATAAAATTAAGTCCATTTTTGTCTTTCATTTGTTAAATCTCTTTTTCTCATATAATTAATAAATTTTAATGCTTCTTCTTTATTATTTTCACTTAAAAAATTATTAATTTGTCCTAATGCTGTTATATTATTTCTTGAAGCATATGTTAAATCCCTCATTTGAGATTTATAAATATCAGAAATAAACATTGGTTGTTCTAATAACCAAGCATCATATAATTTCTTATATCCTTCCTTATCCTTGACTATTATCTCCTTTATATTATTATTATATGTAATTTCAATTGTATTATCAAAAAAAACTATTGTTTTAATTTCTTCGTTTTGTTCTTCCATTAATATTTATAAATATTTTTTATTTATATAAAAAACAAAAATAGCTAAATGTATAAATCACTATCAGGCAACAAGGACAACATAATAAGCCATTGGCTATTGTATTCGTCGTAATAATAACAATCGCTCCATTCATAAGTCGATGAAAACCCAAGAATACTTTCAACAAAACTTTTGAGAGTATAAAATACCTCTCCTGTATTGATTGATGTTATTGTTTCTTTTTCATCGTCTTTCGAATATGACGCACAATAGCGAATGCCATTTTTTTCGACCGAAATCAATAAATACGAATGATTCATAATAACACTTTTGCCTAACATATAATAAAGCATTTTAGCTCATAATTATTATTAATAACAAATGTTTATTTTTAAAAAAAATAGTAATAAATTAATACAATTTTATATTATTTTCCTTAAAATTGATTTATAAAATGATCTAATATTTTCCAAACTTAAATTTTCTATATCTTTTTTTTCTACATTAAAATGTTTATTTAATATTTCTATTATTTCTTCTTTTGTCTTTTTTTCAATTTCGTACATTTCTTCTATTATACTTGATACATTCGATATATCTACTGTTTTTATTGAAGACTTTTGAGATATTTCACTCTTATCTTTTGTTATTCTTACGTATACTAATGTTCTAAATCCTTTATTGAATGAAAAACATAAATCTTTTTTCTCTTCTGGATTTAATAATTGTAAATTACATTTATACGGATTTAAACAAAATTCTGTATTTTTTCTTAAATTCCATTCAAATGGCATTAAACTACATTTTATATTATCTTCATTATACAAGTCTTCAAAACCATTATAAACATAACGTTTATTTTTACACGTTACGCCTACAATTGAATGATTGCCAAGTTTATTGCCTATATCATAATTTGATATTAAACAAGAATCTAATTTATATTTATGTCCGTTAAAAGTAATTATATCTTTATAACTTTTAATATCATTTCCAATTTTAATATTATAACTATTTAAATTATTTATCTTATAATAATTATTTAACATCATTATATTATCATATATATTTTTGATAATATTTGTATAATAATTATAAAGTTCAGAATGATTTAATATTATTATATCTGGTATAGATATTATTTGCTGTTTAATTTCTTCGTGTTGTTGTTCTATTTCTTTATCAGTTTTTTTTAGGTATTGTTTTTTAAGCAAATATTTATCAACATCAATTAAACATAAATTATTATCTTTAATATATGTTAAATCTATACATTTAACGCCTAAATATTTATAAAATTGTTTTATATGCGTATTTATATATCCTAAACTAAAATATGATGATTTTTTAATATTTTCCTTAAACATTTCTTTTAATTTATCATCATCGTCATAAGTTTTTAACATTTTAAATAATATCATACCTGTTTTATTTTTTATGAAATATTTATTCGTTTTTTCTGTATTTAAATAATGATTGAATAATATATTCTTCAATACCATTAAAAAATTGTTTTTCTTATCCCATTTCAATGATGCTCTTAATACTACTTTTCGTGATAATTGACTATATAAAGAAGCCATTAAAATAGAATTGAACCAACAGTTGCCAATAAATTGCGGTATAACTTTAATATTACCACATATATCATCTTCTTTCTTTATATCCTTCTTTAATATACATCTTTTAGTTATGGGATTTCTTATTTGATTTTCTTTACATTTCTTATACTTCTTTCCATCTATTATTTCATATTCTTCTTTTTCTTTATTACTATCTATTTTTATTGATTTCTTTAATATACATCTTTTAGTTATAGGATTTCTTATTTGATTTTCCTTACATTTCTTATACTTCTTTCCATCTATTATTTCATATTCTTCTGTTTTTTTCATTTATATTTTCTTATATATAAATGAATAAAAATAAAAGTTTTTTAAATATTTTGTTTAATATAATTTTTATATATTTGTCTTAATTTTTCTATATCATATTTTTCTACATTTTCTATTTTTAAGTTATTTAAT